ATCATCAGAACCTGCGCGTCCAATTGTCTCAAGGCCGGGCACATCAAATAAATATAAGTGTAAACTTTTTATGATTGGCACGGATACTGCTAAAGAAACTATGATGAGTCGATTAAAAAATAATAAAGTTGGCCCAGGTTATTGCCATTTTTCATTTGGTTATGATGATGAATATTTCAAGCAGCTTTGTGCAGAGCAAATGATGATCAGGGTAAAAGATGGATTTGCCTCAAGAAAATGGGTCAAAAAGCGTCCCAGAAATGAAGCAACTGACCTTTTTGTGTATAATTTGGCTGCATTTACTATCCTAAATCCCAGAATGAAGACAATCTCTGCCAGTATCCAGGACAAATTCGATGTAGATCAGGAAGAAATAGAGAATCCAACACCTAAAAAACGAGAAAATTACTTTCAGACAATCAAAAATAGACAAAAAAAATCCCGAAAAAGAGGCGGATTTGCCACAAATTACTAGAAATGTTCAATTTTTGTATACATATGTTCAATTTTTGTACACGAAATATGACAATAAATGTACATTTTTTGTATAGATTTCCATAATTTATCCCTATAATACGTGGAATATACCATATTTAGGTAATTTCATGTCAATTGATCCAGATAATCCACCTACAAAAGAGCCGGACAAGATAACAGCCGGTGCCAATGCTAAATGGATCAAATCCCTACCTAACAATAAGCCTGAAGATGGATGGGCCCTAACTTACTACCTGCATAAAGCTGGAAACAAAATTACAATTCCTTCTACTGATAATCTCGATTCAAGATTTTTAATTAATGAACTTGCGGCTACAACTGCGCCTTATACAGCGGGCGAATATGAAATGAAAGGTTTTGCAGCAAAAGGAGCTGATGTATTTGAATGTTTTATAGGTTCGGTTGAGATATTAGCGGATCCAATTGCAGGGGCAGCAACAGATTTAAGAAGTTTTGCCAAAAAAACCCTTGATGCGATTGAAGCAAATATTTCTGGGAGAGCTTCTAGGTCGGATCAAGAATATAGTATTGAGGGAAGATCCTTAAAAAGAATGACAATGGAAGAGTTGCAGACTGCTTATGTATTTTGGAGAACAGAGGTTGCAAAAGAAGTTTTAAGTGAAAAGGTAAAAAATGGATGCGGCAATCCAAGAAAAATAAAAGTACAATTTATACGGTAAGATATGTTTAAATTATTTAAATTCGGTAAAAAAAAAGAAGAGTTCAGGAAATATCAAAGAAAAATAAATAATCTGGAAAGACTTGTAAGGACTTTTGCAGCAGCAAAAAAAACTAGGTTAACGGATGACTGGAAGATTACAACCGAAAGTATCAATGAGGAAATTTTCGGATCACTGGACGCATTAAGAGCTAGGTCAAGGGATCTTGTTTTAAATAACGGATATGCAAGAAAATATGTACATATGTTTAAGTCTGGTGTAATTGGGCCGCATGGATTTACGTTACAAGTAAAATCAAGAGATGATAACGGAGAACTTGACGAAGAGGCAAACGATAAAATTGAGGCTGCGTGGAAAAAATGGACTAAACCTGAAAACTGTACCGTAAGAAAAAATCTTTCTTTTTTTGATGTGCAAAATATGTTTGCAGAAACTCTTCCTAGGGATGGGGAGTTTCTTATCAGAATAATAAGAGGTTTCAGGAATTCATTTTCTTTTGCATTGCAGCCTATTGATATGGACTTCCTGGATGTCAGATATAATGACAAATTGAGAAATGGCAACACTGTTACGATGAGCATAGAGTATGATGAATGGAGTGCTCCTGTTGCCTATCATCTATTAAAAAGGCATCCAGGATCTTTTCAAACGGCGGTAGAGAGTGACCAGGAAAGAATAAGAATTCCTGCAGATCAGATAATTCATAATTTCATTCCATCAAGGGCGAGCCAAACAAGGGGTTTTCCATTTATGCACGCAAGTATGATTAATATGAATCACGTAGATGCATATCAGGAAGGGGAGCTTGTAGCTTCCAGAGTTGCTGCCAATAAGATGGGATTTTTTGAATCAGAAAGCGGTGAGGATTATGTTGCAGACGCTGTTGCAGATGACGGGACTTTAATTACTCAGGCAGAGCCTGGTATTTTTGAACAACTTCCTGCAGGTACTAAGTTTACATCTTTTGAACCTGAACATCCTGCTGGAAACTATGATCCGTTTATTAAAGCAAATTTAAGATCAATTGCCTCAGGTATAAATGTTTCTTATCATTCACTTGCTCAGGATTTGGAAAGCGTAAATTTTAGTTCTTTAAGGGCAGGAACTTTAGAAGAAAGGGACACATGGCGATCAATGCATACTTTTACAAGGGATCATTTATTAGATAGAATTTATAATGAATGGGTGCCTTTTGCCCTGTTAACCCAGGATCTTAATCTTCCAATTACTAAGCTAGAAAAATTTAGATCTTTCTGGTTTCAGTCAAGATCGTTTGAATGGGTCGATCCTAAAAAAGATGTTGAGGCAAGTATCCTTGAAATTCAACATGGGCTTAAATCTAGAAGTGATGTTATGGGCGAAAAAGGAAGAGATGTAAAAGAAACATTCGACAAGATAGCAAAAGAAGAACAACTAGCAGATGAGTTGGATATAGATATTTCAACAAAACAGGATTCAACGGGATCGGGACATGAAGATGAAGATGAAGATGAAAATGATAACAATAACAATGAAGAGGAATAACTATGCATACAAAAGATAGTATCTTAAAAGATTTAAAAACAAACCCTTTATCCAGAACATTGATTGTAAGAAAAGGAGACATCGATGTTGAAAAAAGAACTGTTCAATTATCTTTTAGTTCAGAAGAACCGTATGAAAGATGGTTTGGTACTGAGATATTAGGACATAAAAATTCTGAAGTAAGATTAGGAAGGTTAAAAAATTCTGCTGCACTACTTGTCGATCACAGCACGAGGGATCAGGTTGGAGTTGTCGAGTCAGTAAAGCTGGAAAACAAAAGAGGAGTTGCCATTGTACGCTTTGGGAAAAGCGAGCGAGCCAATGAAATCTTTAATGATGTAGTTGACAGTATCAGGACAAAGGTAAGTATTGCCTATGAAATTTTTGATATGGTCAGGGTTGTAGAAGATGGCGATAAGGGCTGGGAGTGGGTCAGTGATGAGGTAAGCACTGAAGATAGAAAAGAAGCCTTCAGGGTAACAGATTGGGAACCTCACGAAATTTCTATCGTGTCGGTACCTGCTGATGACTCTGTAGGTGTCGGTAGATCTAAGGGATCTGGTGATTCCAAAAAAGAAGAAGAAATTAAACCAAAAAAGGAGTATATTAACATGAAAACAGAAGAAGAATTAGAATTGGAAAGACAGGAAGCTGAAAGGATTAAGCGTCAATCTGATATTGATAATGCAGCTTCAGAATCTGCAAAATCAGAAAATAAAAGGATTCTGGAAATCACAGCTTTGGGCAATCAGTTTAAAAAAAGTGAATTAGCTGCTGATTATATCAAAAACATGGGCAGTGTTGAAAAATTCAGAACTGCACTTTTGGAAGATCTTCAAAAAGATCAAGATCCAGGGATTGAAGGACAGACATCAAGCCATCTTGATCTTTCTAAAAAAGATGTAAAGCGATATTCTATATTGAAGGCTATAAGGGCACAACTTGCTGGTAATAGAGAGCTTGCACCTTATGAGTATGAACTTTCCGATCAAATTGGAACGCGTCTTAAAAAAAATGCCAGGGGTATATATATTCCCAGCGATATCCAGAAAAGAATTCTAACAGTTGGTACTCCTGCAGATGGTGGTGACCTGGTAGAAGATACTTTACTTTCAGCAAGTTTTATTGATATTTTGCGTAATGCAATGAAAGTTATTGCAGCAGGTGCAACACTATTGCAAAATCTTGAGGGGAATATTTTTATTCCACGTCAAACAGGCGCTTCAGTTGCTGCTTTCGTAGCTGAAGATGTTGCAGTTGCAACGCAAACTCAAGCCTTTGATCAGGTTGCATTAGCACCAAAAACTGTAGGAGCTTTTACAGATATGAGTAGACTTTTAGTGCAACAGTCTTCAATCGATATTGAGAATCTTGTAATGAGAGATCTTGCAACGGCAATTGCATTGGCAATTGATAATGCCGCGCTTAATGGTGATGGTACGGGCGCAAATCCAATAGGTATTTTTAATACTGCAGGTATTGGATCAGTTGCAGGCGGAGCAAACGGAAGTGCACCTATCTGGGATGATATCGTATTTCTTGAAAGAGAAGTATGTCAAGACAATGCATTGATTGGTGCCCTTGCATATTTAACCAATTGTAAGGCAATGGCAAAACTTAAAGTAACTGAAAAGTCTTCAGGTACTGCTGAATTTATCTGGGATAGTAGATCACCAGATGCGCCTTTGAATGGTTATATGACCCATATTACAAATCAGGCAGTAGATAATACTGTCAAAGGTTCTTCAGGTGCAACTTTGTCTTCAATTTTCTTTGGAAATTGGGCTGATTTATTAATTGGCTTTTGGGGTGTTTTAGATCTTTTAACAGATCCTTTTACAAATTCAACAAAAGGTGGAATTAGAATTGTAGCGTTGCAAGAGGTTGATGTTGCCGTTAGACATGCAGAATCATTTGCATTAAAGAGCGATACTATCACAGTATAGTTTTTTTTCGTAGCCATAAGCACAGGGGCGGGAACGGTTTTCGCCTCTGTGTTTTTTATATTTTTATATTTTCAATATTTTTTATATCACAATATTTTTTTAAGGAAAATAAAATGAAATTCAGGATTACAAAAACATGCAGGGCAGCAGGTAAGCATTGCGAGCCTGGCGATATAGTAGATTTGACTGAAGCGGAATCAAAATCTTTATTAGCTGCTGGGAGAGGTGTCCCAAAAAGCGGAAAAAAAGATAAAGATAAATTTTTTGAAAATACAGAAGGCGAAGGCGAAAAGGATAAAAAGTAAAAGATGACATTTAAAACTGATCTAGCAAAAGACATGGACGAAATATTCTTAGAAAATGATGAGTTTTCTGAAGATATTACATACACACCTAAAGGGGGAAGCGGAAAAACTATAAAAGCGATTGTAGATGGAATTGATAAAATTCAAAGTGATGTTCAGGGAAGGGAAAACGAAACAGAAACTTTAAGAATTACAATCAATTCTGATGCAACGCTGGGAATTGCTTCCCCTGGGTATGGTGATACTATTTTGGTAAATGCATTGACTTTTAAATATAACGGTAGGATTGATAAAACGGCAAATTCATTTTTA